ATGGACAGAGGACTTTATAAAATGATGCTTGAAAGAAACAATATGTCACAAAGAGAGTTAGCAGAAAAGCTTGGAATCAGTAAAAACTCACTCTCTTTAAAAGTAACAGGCAAATGTAGACTATATACTGATGAAGCTACCAAAATGTGCGAAATTTTGCATATTGATAAAGATGAAGATAGAGCAAAAATTTTTTTAAGATAAACATCCCAAAAAAGGGATATAAATAGAAAGGATGGTCACAATGAAAAGCACAACTGAAATTATTAAAGAATCTGAAAAAGCGGAAGGCACAGTATTAGACATTCTAATTAAGAATGGATGTTCAAAAGAAGATTTAGAAAAGGCTTCTATAATGTGCGCAACCATGTATGTATGTGGTTTTGAAGTTGGAAAGAGATGTGTTGTGAAATGAAAGTACTTCTTGGGTACAAAGACATTATGGCACTTGGTTTCTCTAAGAAAACAGCGTACAAGATGTTGAATCTTATTTGTGAATCTGAGGACTATAAAAAGTCCAATTTAGCAAAGGTTATTGATTCGAAGAAAGTTCCAACAAAACTATTCGTAAAGATGTTTCCTGAATTTAAAGAAGTAGTGGGGTGTGAGAAATGATGGACATAGATGATTTAAGGGCTATTCAAGATAACCGATTTATTGATGAAGATGAAGAAGAGGAGGAAGAACAATATGACTATGAGGACTACTGCTACGACTTCTGCAAAGCAGAACGTGACGAAGAAGCCTGCTTCTAGATCTACTGCAAAGAAAAAAGCAGTTGAATTGGGTGATTGTATCACGCTTCCTTCTTTTGCAAACAACTCTTACGAGACACATTATGCAACTAAAGTTAGAAGTATGAAGCAGACGAGCATGGTTAATGGAATGGCTAAATTCAATTACATATGTTCAATTGTTTTATTCGCACTAGCTATCGCATTCACAGTTTTCGCAAACTTGTACATTAGAGGTTTGTAAAATGACACAAACTGAAAGAGTTATCAAGCATCTAAAGGAATATGGATCTATCACTCCTTTAGAAGCAATTAAAGAGTATGGAATCACTCGTTTAGGTGCAAGGATTTGGGATTTAAGAGACTTGGGGTATGAAATTGAAACCCAAACCGAAACTTCAACAAATCGGTTTGGAGATAAGACATCATATGCCAAGTACGTATTAAAAGGAGGGGTAAAAAATGAATCTGTATCAAGACACTGATAAATACAGTGTTGAAAAGTATGGAAGCCATGAAGAATGGTTAAAAAAACGTGGACGCGGAATCGGAGGGTCTGATGCAGCGTGTTTCATGAATTTGAATCCATGGAAAACGCTTAATCAGTTGTGGCATGACAAGAAGTTTGGATCACAACAAATTACGAATGCTGCTATCGAGTATGGCAATACTGCAGAGCCTTGTTTAAGGACATTGTTTCAGGCTAAACATCCTGAGTTGGATGTGCAATACGTGGACAACGTTACATTGGTATCTAAGGAATATGAGTTTCTTAGATATAGTCCTGATGGACTTATCTACAACAAAGAAACAGGTGAAAGAGGAATCTTGGAAATCAAAACATCCAAGATAATGAATCCTCAGAGTTTAGCTAAGTGGGGAACAAATGGGGAGAAAGCAGTCCCTAATAACTACTATTGCCAAACTTTAGAAGGATTGATTGTTACTGATTTTGACTTTGTTATCTATTGTGCAGAGCTAAGATTTGTAGATGGTAAAGCATGGATCATAGAGCGCTCATACAGAAAAGAAGAAGCTTTAGACAGTATGAACGAGCTTAAAGAAAACATGTTAGAAAAATGGGATAGGTATTTCGTGAATGATGTAGAACCACCTATCACATTGTCTATATAAAAAATGGAGGATGAAAAATATGGAATTTAATTTAGAAGTTAGGGCACAGGAAGGAAAGGTTTATACCAATGCATCGGATTTATTGCCTGCAATTCAAGAAAAGTTGAAAGCCTACGATTACATTGTCGATGAGAACAATTATAAACAAGCTAAATCTGATAGAACTGCATTAAACAATTTAGTAAAGATTGTATCTGATAAGCGTAAACAAGTTGAGAATGAAGCATTCTCTCAATGGCTGCAAGACAAAAAAGACATCATGGCAGTTGAAAAAACTATCAAAGCTGCTTCAGACAAATTAGGTGATGGAATCAATGAAGTTGATAACGCAGAAAAAGAATTGAAGCGTAATCAAATCAAAGAATTGTGGTCAAACATGACGAATGATAAATATCCATTTGATTTAGTTTTTGAAGAAAGGTACTTGAACAAAACTGTTAAAAACAAAGAAATTGAAGAAAGCTTGAATAACAAGTTCTTGAAAGCCGAAGAACAATTATCATTCATTGAAGCTTCTTTACCTGATGATGAACTACAGGCAGAACAAGTAATCCAATTATTCTGTAAGACATTGGATTTGAGCAAAGCAACAGAACGTATCAACGAAATCAAGGAAGCTAAAGCAAAGCTTCAAGCTAAGGTGGATGCTCAGATTGAACATTCTAAACAAGCTCAAATGGAAAGAGCAAATGCAGTTCCTGTTCAAACTCAAGTAGATGAGGTTCCAAGTCAAACTAAACCTAACAGATATTGCGTGTTCAAAATGGAAGGCCCCATGGAAGAACTACAAGCGTACAATCCGTTGTTAAATCAATTTATTAAAGAACATAACGTTAAAGTAACAATTTTAGAAAAGGGAGAGTGTTAACATGATTCAAAACAATATTGCCAAAAAGCCTCAAGCATCATTCGCATCTTACGTTAAGTCTGATGCAGTACTTACAAACATTTCAAAAACTTTAGGCAGTGCAACGAGAGGAAAAAAATTCGTGGCATCCATTATTAGTGCAGTAAATACAAATAAACAATTACAGGAATGTGATTTCGCAACGATTGTAAGTGCAGGAATTGTTGGTGATTCTTTGAACTTATCACCAAGTCCACAATTAGGACACTACTACATGGTTCCATTCAGAGACACTAAGAACAATCGTACAGTTGCTACATTCCAACTTGGATATAAAGGATATCTTCAATTAGCTATTCGTTCAGGTCAATACAAGAAAATCAATGTTGTAGCAGTTAAGGATGGGGAATTACTTAGCTATAACCCATTTACAGAAGACATTGAAGTAAGAGCTATTACTGATCCATTAGAACGTGAAAAAGCTCCTACAATTGGATATTACGGAATGTTTGAATTGACTAATGGATTTACTAAATCAATGTACTGGTCAAAAGAAACAATGGAAGAACACGCTCAGAAATACTCAAAAGGGTATGCAGCACATAAAGGATATACATTCTGGGAAAAAGATTTTGACGGAATGGCTTTCAAAACTATCTTACGTCAATTGATTTCTAAATGGGGAATCATGAGTATTGAAATGCAAACTGCAATTGAAACAGATATGTCATTTAAAGATGATGTAAGTTCTCAACCTGTTTATTTCGATAACGAAGAAACTCAACAAGTAGAACAAGCTCAAGTATATCAAGAACAAACATATCAGGAACCTGAAGGAGTAAGTCTTGTATAAAAGCAAACGTAGCCAAGCTACAGATATTCCTAAATCAGTTAAAGATACTGTATGGGAAAGAGATGGGAGAATGTGTATCTTTTGCGGTTCTCCCTTCGCATTTCCTGAAGCACATATTATTCCTAGATCAAGTGGAGGACTTGGGGTAGAAAAAAACATTATTACAGTATGCAGAAGGTGCCATAGCCTACTAGATCAGAGTCCCAAAAGAGAAAAAATGCTAGGAATTGCCAAAAGATACTTAGAACGTATCTACGGAAATATTGATGAATCAGAGGTGAAATATAATGCTAAGTCAAAATGAATTGTTGTTTAAATATAATCCATTCAAAGTTAAATATTGGAAAGATGAAGAAATCCAAGAGCAACTTTCAATCTTAGTTGATGCATATATTCCTGATGAAAGTGCAGTAATGGAAATGGCATTAAACGTAGAAAACCTTGCGAATCAAATGTTCTTAATTGGTGAAATGATGGCTAGATTACAGGAACAATCGAACATTCTTAAAGCAGATATTGAAAATAAAATGACAAATGCAATTTATGTTGAGCGAAGCACTTGGGAGCGTGACCATGATGGGAAAGCACCTAGTATTAAATTCTTTGAAGCACTAGCTTGTCAGAAAGTAGCAGATGAAAGAACTAAGCTTGCAAAAGTTGATTCTGATTTAAAACGTTTCAAAACTGCTTATGAAAGTATCGAAGCCAAGATGAATGCGACCAAGAAAAAAATTGAGGTCACTAAGTTTGAAATTGGAGGTGCATAAGATGGCTTTCATTGGAATTGACCCAGGAAATATAGAGAGTGCATATGTAGTTGTTGCAGATGATTTAAGCGAAGTCCTAGAAAAAGGAAAAGTTGAAAATCATGAATTGATGAAATTACTTACTCGTTTCAAGTTAACATACGATATTCGATATGTAGCTATTGAAATGATTGCTTCTTATGGGATGGCAGTTGGTGCATCTGTATTTGATACGTGTGTATGGATAGGGCGATTTAAAGAGCATTGTTTGAAGTTTTTGTGGGAAGTGGAGTTTGTATATAGGAAAGAAGAAAAAATGCTTCTATGCCACTCTATGAAAGCGACAGACGCAACCATAAGACAAGCTTTAATTGATTTATTCGCAAAGGATACTCCAAACAAAGGAAAAGGTACAAAATCAAATCCAGGTTATTTCTATGGATTTAAAAAAGACATTTGGCAAGCAATGGCAGTTGCCTATGTTTTTCATACAAAGTACATAGGTACAGAATGTTAGGAGGTGTGATGAATGGCGGAACTAAAGAAAAACCTACAAGAAGGGTACACTCACGTTAATAATGAGATATTTCACGACAAAAATATATCTTACAAAGCAAAAGGATTATTCTGCCAAATGTTAAGCCTTCCGGATAATTGGGACTTTAAGGAAAACAGTATTAAAGCATTAGCTACAGATGGAATACGAAGCGTTCGTTCCGGTTTAAAAGAATTAATTGAAAAAGGATATTTAATTCGTGAACCGATTAGAGAAGGAAATTTAATTGTTGATTGGCAATATACATTAATAGACAATCCTCGAGATTTACGTTTTGTAAAAATAGAAAATGTAAATTTAGAAAATGTAAAAATACAAAATGTAAACCCTATTAAATTAAATAATAATTCAACTAAAAATGAATTAAATAAAAATAATATTAATGTATGTACGCACAAACACAAATACGGAGAATATCAGCACGTTTTACTAACTGATAAAGAACACACACACTTGGTTGAATTATATGGATCTTCTTTGGATGAACATATAAAGATTCTTGATGAATACATTGAAACAAGTGGTAAGAGTTACAAGAACCATTCACTTGTGCTTCAGAAATGGGTACATGATGAATGGATGAAAAGAAATAAGAACAAGCCTGTTAAACTCGATTCTAAATTCTATGCACAAGAAAGCAATCAATCATATGCAGATGTACAAAAGGAAATGGAACGAGTAAGGAAAGAAATATTAAGAGCGTAGAAAGGGAGTAAACATGGATAACAAAGTAGAAGCTTTACTAGCGATTAGTGATAAAGCAAATGAACATTTTAAATATCTTTTGTTCTATACACCTCAAGAAGAGAAATTGATGTTTCAAAGACTTAGAGATGTATTAGAAATGACATCAGAACTTACTTAGCGAATTGAAAGAATATCGGATGATTTCATAAATAAAAAAACATTGCTTACATGTCTATCGAACGAATTACAATCATTTATTTATGACTTGGATGCAAACGATTTAGACAGAATGATATTCATTACTAGATATGCAAATCAATTGCGTGTTGTAATCAAGGATTTAGAGCTAGAAGGTGATTAAATGATTAATTGGTTTTGTGGGTTTTTGTGGGGAAGTGCTGCAACACTTCTTCTATATAGCCTATACGTTGGAAAAAGAATTCAGAAAGAACAAGATAAAGCGACTAAATGTATTTTCAAATATGAAGAATACAGGCGAAGAATCAGAACATTGGCAAATGAAAACAAAAGTCTAGTGTATCAAGTTAGAGAGCTAGAAAAGAAGCTTGAATCGAGTAATTACACGAGTGATTACACGGGTGATTACTTAGGCTTCGAGGAGACGAAATAATCAGGAGGGGCAAAAGTGCAATATTACATGCTGGACAAAACAGATATATCTAATGTACGTGGAATCGTAGATGCCAAAGATGTTATCAAGGAATTGGGCATTACAAATGCTCAGTTCTCTAAAATGGTTCGGAACGAGGAAATCTATAATGGATGTATTCTCGTTCCCGTCATTCGTGAGAGTGACAGAGAACTTCCAACAAGCGAATCAGAGGAACTATACCAACTAATTGGTGAAGGTGATAATGGTTTTAGATATTACATTACAAGCCATCTGAAAGTCGTTTCTGTTTCACCTATTGATGGAACGGAAAGAGAAATGCGTATCCGAAAAACAAGTGAAACTAGATATGTTGTAAAGATTAGAGATGGAAATCGGAACAAATATATAAGTGTTCTTGGTGAAGCGTATAAAGCGTTTGTTGGGGAAATAAAAGATAAACACATTGTTGTATGTGATGGTGATTTAAAAATAGAAAATCTAAAGTTAGTAGATCTATCAGAAGTAAACAGATTAAAAAACTCGAAGAAGGTAAAGGTTGGAGATAAAGTTTATAACTCAGTTATAGAGTGTGCTAATAAGAATTTTATCTCTGTGCCTTATATGTATCAGATGTTGGAAGGGGTCAAACCCAATTTGATAGGTGTCGAATTAGTGTGAAAGGAGCAAATAAGAAATGAACAGAGTTATTTTATCGGGCGAAATCGGTAGCGATATTGTTTTAAAGAAAACTGCTACAGGACAAAGCCTATGTAACTTCTCGATTGAAGTAAAGGAAAAGGGGAAGAATGGACAGGAACATAAATATTTCTTCGATTGTACTGCGTGGGGAGAAAATGCAGAACATATTAATCAATATGGTTTCAGAGGGCAACATATTGCAGTTGATGGAAAGCTTCAAAAAAACTCATACACGAACAATGAGAATCAGAAGGTGTATAAGACTAGCGTTTATGTTATGGACGTAGAATTGGCTTTAAACAATGCCACAATGCCACAAACGCAAGCTTATCAACAAACGTGTCAACAACAGAGTCAACAAATGTATCAACAACAACCGCAATCACAACAGATGCAGCAACCTCAAACAGTACCATTTACTAATCAAGTAAATTACCAATCATATCCTAATAATGATGATTTGGGCGAAGGGATGCCATTCTAGATGATTGCGAAAAGATATGATGATGAGCTTATGTACAGTGTTCAAAAATGTGATGATGATAGTTCTAACAAATACAAGTACTGTACAAGAGATGGAAAACTAGCTTTTAAAAAGCCTGGAAAAGATTTTCTAGGGGTAACAAAGCAAAACTACAAGAATGTGTATGTTATCAAGGGAGAAATTTACATTGGAGAATATGTTGGTAAATAAATGCTATGGAAGGTATGCATCATTCTTCAAAAACCACGAATTAAAAGAAGCAGATAAGTATATAAAGCGTGTGTTTCCAAATGCAGAGCTTTATTTAGATTACGAGCACGCATTAGTTTTTGAAAGAATAGGAGAAGATGAAGAAATTGATCTTGATTATCATACAGTGATAAATGGAGTTGCTTATGACGGCACGTTCACAAGCAATTATAACGAGTTAGTTAAATATTTTGAAGAATCAAATTCTCAAGAAAAGAAATCAAAAGTATTTACGTGCAATGGTAAAAAGTATGAACAAGAAACATTATTTTAAAAACAGAAAGGGAGGAACAAGAATGAACGAACATCAAAAGCGAGTGAAGATTGAATTATTCAACGATCACTTTGAAAATGCTAAAAGATACCAAATCCCACGAGCCCAATTAATTATTGCAGATATACCGTATAACATTGGTAAAAATGCATATGGTAGCAGAAGTGATTGGTACGTGGGGGGGGACAATAAAAATGGAGAATCAAAGAAAGCTAATAGTGAATTTTTTGATACTGACAATGATTTTAAAATCTATAATTTTTTCAATTTTTGTACTCGATTATTAAAAAAAGAGCCTAAAGAAAAAGGACAAGCACCATGTATGATTATATTTTGTTCATGGCAACAGTTGAATGAGATTACTGAATATTCAAAACAATTTGGTTTCAAACATACGCAACCATTGTTCTTTGTAAAGAAATCATCATCACAAGTGCTTAAAGCAAATATGCGAATTGTAGGTGCTACTGAATGCGCTTTAGTGTTGTGGCGAGATAAGCTACCAAAATTTAGAAATGGTAGACAAATTGGAGAAGATGGAAAACCGATTAAAGGAACTGGAAAAATGATTAAAGATTGGTTTGAATTTGAACGTGATGGAAAAGACATACCGAAGATTCATCCAACGCAAAAGCCAGTAAATCTGTTGAAACAGTTGATTGAGATTTATACGGACGAAGGAGACGTAGTTATTGATCCGGTAGCTGGCAGTTGTTCAACACTTAGAGCTTGTGCGGAATTAAAAAGAAGTTGTTATGGATTTGAAATTAAAAAGAACTTTTATAACGAAGCAAAAGAAAAGATGTTGTCCAACGTAGAAACACAATTATTTTAAAGGAGTAAAGAATGAATAAAGAAACAAGGATGAGAAAAGCAAATTACATAAGAAAAGACGAAATCAATCTATGTAGATTTGTTGAAATTTGCTATTCGGTTATTGAAAGAAATATCGAAGGCAAATGGGAATATGTATGAAAAGTCAAAGAAAAAGGATTGCAAATCAGGAATAGAGTTTATTTATTTGATGATAAATATAAATTAGCTCATTACAAAGGCACTAAAATTTTAGAAGTTTTTGAAGGCATACCTGAATGGGCAACACCTAAAATGATTGAAAGATATGAAGAATTTAAGGCGGAACAGAAAGGGAAACTATTGTTTTCAAAATAGAAGGAGAAACAAATGACAAGTACAGAAATGATTAAAGATATGCTTGAAAGACAGAAAGCATATGATACGGAAGTATTTAAGAAACATAATGTTGACTATGTTTCTAAAAGCCAATTAGAAAGTGCATTGTTTGATGAATTAGGAGAATTGATGCACGCTCAAAAATCGGATTGGTGTTGGTGGAAGTTCACTCAAGAAGAAAAAGACCCTGCCAAAGTATTTGAAGAATACATTGATGTTGTGCATTTCGCATTAATGTACGAAATCAAGTTCGGTACAGGATGTTATCAAGACGAGGACATTAAGCGGAATTATAACAAGTTAAAAACTGATTTAGGATTTGGACAGGCATATGCATTTAGTTGTGTAATCAGTTTAACACGAGATGATAACGTATTAGCTTACGTAATCGCATTAGGATTGCATTTAGGATATTCGTTTGGGGAAATCTACAACGAATATATTCGCAAGAATGAGATCAATAAAGAAAGATTAGTGAAGGGGTACTAGGTATGTGGATTCGGAGTCAGGATAGAAAAAAATTAACAGAAATTCATGATGTAACCATTTATCATGATAAACAAATATGGGCTGGTTGTTCATTCATTGGTGAATATTCAACCGAAGAAAAAGCTCTGTTAGTTTTAGATATGATTGAAAAAGTATCAACGTATCAAGGCAATACTTTGTTTCAAATGCCTGCCGATGATGAGGTGGATGTATGACAGAAAAAGATTTAGATAAATTTGAAAAAGAATTCGGATTTAAATTATTGCCTACAGGATTCAAAAAGCCTTTGTCAGAAATCACAAAAGAGGAATACAGAGAACGTATTGAATACTTATACAACGCAATTATTAATGATGATTCAAACGAGGAGGATGATTTTTAATGGAAGAGTTTGTTCAAATGTCACTAAAAGCATATGATTTGTTAAAGTCTAATAACGAGTATTTAAAAAGAAAGCTAAAAGAGGAACAAGAATTACATAGTGAAGAGGTTGCACAAGCAAAAAAAGAAATAAATGATTTAGCCGAAAAAATAGACCAGTATAAGAAATACATTCTAGAATGTCGGTGTAGATTTATAGATGTTGATAACTATTCACTAGAGCAATATTTAGATATAGATTCATGGATTTATGGAATGAATTATAAAAATGAATTATTAAGCCTAGGGATTACAAAACAAGAAATGGATGAATTTATAGTCGATAAATATGAGGAATATGTAAAAGAGAAAGAAGAAGATGAAGATGATGAAGCATTTGTTCCTTGCGAACCTATTGTTGCTTGGGCACCGTTCCAAAGAATTGATGAGGAACACAAAGAAAAAACTGATGAGCAGATGTTTAATGATCTTGGTTATACAAAACCAAAGTATAAATTAACTCAATTTGAGTATGATTTGTTAAGCGTGCATAAAGATTATAAAACGTATAATAACATTGCAAATCAAACACATTTGTTTAAAATGCGTGAAAAAGGATATTTTAAAAACATTGATACAAAAATTCCAATTTGTGAAATCTTAGATAATTGCGAGGTAATCGAATAATGCTAAAAGCTAGACTACTGTATCTTACTGATAAATACGAATATGAATTGATTAGTAGTACTGGTAAGCACAAAGAAGATTATGTCGGTAAAATTGGTAATGTTACGCATAAGCAAAATATCTGTGTACTTGTTGGCACGACTAGATATTTGTACGACATCGAATTTAATGATGGTGCAAGATTTTGTGTAGATAGAGAACAAATTGAATTTGTCGAGGAGAATGAATGATGTTCTACTTTATAGTTGGTTTTCTTATTGGATCAGTTCTATGTTGTGCTGTAATGCTGAGTAAAATCGAAGAGTTGAAGAATGATAATGAGAAATTATGGATAGCACTTCTAAGAACTGTACGTATTGCTTCTTTTATGGAGTCTGTTAAGAACGTTGGAGCAGAGGTGAAGAAGTGATGAATGCAAACGTAAACGATATCCATGATGAAAATATAAGAGAATGTTTGCAAAACACTATAGATTACATTGTTAGATTGGAACGTGAGAATCTAGGATTAAAAGAATATAAGAAACACCAGGAAAGAGCAAACGAAAGAAGATATCACACTGGTGATGAATCATGGAATCGTGGCTCAGTTGTTGTAAATGAAAATAAAAAGAAAAGGAAGTGATTAAATGAGTGCGTGGAGCAATACTCAAATGTTATCAAGTGCTAGTAAATCAATGAAACAAATTGAAGAGCTAGGCAGACTTTGCTATCAAAACAATATTGAAAAGAAAGATATATTTTTGATGGACCAAATTATCAAAAGAAATATGTCGGCAGAAGTTCAATATCTTTTAGATCATAAGCTTTCAGTTTATGAACTTGAATGTGCATACAGAGCGAAAGGATATTTAGGTTAATGATTTCAAATGAAGATGCATCATATGTAATCAGACAGATACGCAATATTGACTGGTACATTGCACGTATCACTGAGATTGAAAATAAATTAAGTAAAGTATCTGATTTATTAAATTATGATAGAGGATATAAAAGTCCGTTGAATTGGCAACGAATCACAATTAAAGTTAAAGATTGGGAAGGTAAGCTAGTCGATGAAGATGCACGATACAAAGCACCAGGATCTAAGTATCATTCAAATTCAAATGGATTAGTGTTTGATTATGAAGATGAATTGATTCAAGAACTACAAGTGATGAGGTATAGTTTATGCAAAGCAATGTCTTATCTTGAATTGCTTAAACAAAGTGATGAAGTACAATTTATTCTTGATTACTTCGACAACAAATCTTACGAATCATTGAAGATGCAATACCATATATCAAATGTGAATCGACACATGAAATCATTAGTTAAACAACAAATCAAACAAATATAAAACAAAAAGCGTACTAAAGTACCCTTTAATCTCTGATATAATGGATTAGTAAGAGATTAGCTGTTACAAAATATGCGATTTAGGGTGTATCAAAAAAGATATTCCCTTTTTTTATGCAAGAAAGGAGGTGCTCCATGCCAGGAAGAGAACTAACAATCAAAAAATACAATCTAGATTTATATGATCCATTTGAAACAGATGGCCCATTTGAAATGCCTGTTATTAAAAAGACACTTCATATTCCTAATGAGTTAATTGGATTCAATGAAGCAATCTCTTCAAAGAATTATCAATCTGGAATTCATATGTTTATTGATGATTATCAGTTTGAGCGCATTTGGAACACTCCCGAACGATATGTGAATGTCTTAAAACAGTATGACTGTGTTCTTACACCAGATTTTTCTCTTTACATGGATATGCCTAGAGCTATGAAAGTATGGAATATCTATAGAAGTAGATCAATTGTGGGTTAGAGGAGCTGGCTCACCAAGAAAAGGATGGAAAGGGCATTAAGACAGATATTTAATTTCAAAATAATGAAAGGAGGAATTCTATGGCTAAGTTGACTGAAAAGCAGAAAATATTTGTAGACGAGTATTTGATTGATCTGAATGCAACAAGGGCATATAAAGTTGCGTATCCTCATGTAAAGTCAGATGGTGCTGCAATGTCTGCTGCTTCAAGATTGTTAAGAAATGTTAAGGTCAAAGCTTATATTGATGAACAACTTGAAAAAGTCAGTTCGGGAAAGATAGCAGATGTTCAAGAAGTCATGGAATACCTCACAAAAGTAATGCGACGAGAAATGAAGGAATCTGTTGTTGTTACAGTGACAAAAGAACGCTCAGAGTATGTCGATACAGGAGATGGAAAGCCGAGAAAGAAAACAGTCAAAGAAGAAGTTCCTCAAATTGTTGAGATTCCTGCAAAGCTTTCTGATGCAAATAAAGCTGCAGAATTACTTGGAAAAAGATATTCACTGTTTACAGATAAAGTTCAATCAGAAATCGTAGTACCTAAGTTTGAAGGAGAGGATGAGCTTGAAGACTAAATCTATCAATTTACCTAAAATAGTTGGAAAAGGATATAAATCCTATTGGAACTTCAGGGGACGTTATGCAGCATGCAAAGGTTCTCGTGCTTCTAAGAAGTCAAAAACAACTGCATTGCGAATTATCTACAACATGATGAAGTATGATAAGTCGAATACATTGGTAGTTCGTAAGACTTATCGAACACTTAAAGATTCGTGCTTCACGGATTTAAAATGGGCAACAAGAAGATTAGAGGTTGAACACTTATGGGAATTTAAATATTCGCCTTTGGAGGCAACATATCTTCCAACTGGGCAGAAGATTCTCTTTAGAGGGCTTGATGATCCGTTAAAAATAACATCTATTACTGTAGATTATGGGTTTCTATGTTGGGTATGGCTCGAAGAAGCTTATGAAATAACGAGCGAAAAAGACTTTGATACATTGGATGAGTCGATTCGTGGTGAGTTACCGCCTTATCTTTGGAAACAGTGGATGATTACATTCAACCCGTAGATTTTGCGGCATATAAAAGTGATTTTATATGAAAACCCCTTTAATTTTTGGAAAACCCTACTCGAAAGAGAGGGCAATCAAAAGCTAAGTTTTATTTTCGTTTGTTGCTTGGAATGGAATATAATGGTAAAATATAGATATGAAACAAACACCATTTTATTACATATATCTATTTAGAGAAATTAAAACACAAAAGATTATTTATGTAGGAAGCACACGGACAATCGGTGCTCGTATCAATGAGCATAGAAGAGGCTTTAGAGATAAAACACGTCAACAGCCAATACATAAATACATGATTGCAAACAATCTTGAATTGTTCAAAGATGTTGAAATAGCAATCGTTGATACTGCAAGCACAAAAAAAGATGCAATAGATAAAGAAATCGCTTATACAGAAAAGCACAAAAAGACCATAGCAAATGTATGGACTGGTGAACAAAAAGAAGATCTAAACAATTCAATAAGAAAGCCAGTTTCTACACCAGATGGAAAACAATGTTTTTCATCAATGAGAGAAGCTGCTGATTGTTTAGGTGTTACAAGGCATAAGGTTTATAAAATGGTTGAATCTGGAGAGCTTATAGAAATCGAACTAACTGGAAAGTATATAAACGAGACAACAGGTGAAGTATTTATAAGCGGATATCAATTACAAAAGAGATATAATTTATCAACTAAATTAATAAATAAATTATCTAAATCAAACGAATGTGTTATTAACGGAATGAAAATAAAAAAAGTTTAACGACTATCCTAACCGCAGTTAATGCGGTTTTTTTAATGGAGTACGCTCAAGTGAGCGGAAATGGGGGGCATCTTGAAAATTCAAGATGGTGATATAGTCTGATCTCATTGGTAACAATGAGCTGCGAAAGCGGTGTAAGATTAACGACCTTACATGAACACAAATGGGAACGAACACCATTGGCTTAAAAAACGTTTCTTTGATGCAGAGAATGACCCTGATATATTGGCTATCACAACCAATTATAAGTGTAATGAATGGTTGGATGATGCCGATTTAAGGTTGTTTGAAAACATGAAGAAGAACAATCCTAGACGATATCAAGTTGCTGGATTAGGAAATTGGGGTATTGTTGATGGATTGGTTTATGAGAATTGGAAAGAGGAAGAATTCACACTAGATCAGGTTATTGACTGTGAATCTGTAAATGGTATTGACTTCGGTTATACAAATGATCCTGCTGCAGTTTTTATAGGTTTCATTGATACAGAACATAAGAAACTCTATGTTTGGGATGAAATTTATAAAAAAGGCCTTTCTAATAAAAGGCTTTATGAAGAGATTGAAAGCTCACATTATCAAAAGAAGTCTTTCACGGCAGACTGTGCAGAACCTAAGTCAATTGATGAACTTAGGGGGTATGGTCTTCGTGTTGAAAAGTCACAAAAGGGAAAGGATTCCATTACACATGGAATTCAGTATATTCAAGATTTCGAAATTATCATTCATCCTAGATGTGTTAATTTCATAACTGAAATAGGAAACTACACATGGGATGAAGATAGATTGGGCAACAAAATTAACCGCCCAATTGATGATTTTAACCACTTAATGGACTCGATGCGTTATGCAGTTGAAAAATATGCATTTGGTCGAGTTAAAGTAAGAACATTTAAAGGAGGACTTTAATGAACGCATACATTATTAAACCGGATACGATATTTAAGCTATCTGATGATAAAGATATCCTTGACATTGAAGTGTTGAATGGATTGATAACAAAGCATAAATCGTTAATCACAAACAGATATAAAAAGCTATTTGATGCCTATATTGGTGATTATCCAATCTTGCATCAAGCCAACAAAGAAGCCTATAAACCCGATAACCGTGTTGTGGTCAACTTTGCAAAATACATTGTTGATACATTCAACGGTTTTTTTATTGGTGTTCCAATCAAAGTCTCATCAAAGAAAAAAGAAATTGATGATTATATCAACTTGCTAGATAAATACAATGACCAAGACGACAACAATGCAGAACTATCTAAGATTTGTAGTGTTTTTGGAAAAGGATATGAATTGTATTTCAATGATGATTATGGAAATCTAGGGATTACCTATTTAGATCCAAGAGAAGGCTTCATGGTTTATGATGAATCAACAGTTCAGAAACCTAGATATTTTGTAACATATCAGATTGTAGACGAGGTTATGCGTGGATATATCTACGACAAAACATATAAGTATGAGTTCAACGATAAAGGTGGCCTTCATGTATTTAATGGCGTAGAGCATGGATTCAATGATATTCCGGCCACTGAATTTATTGAGAATGAAGAACGTATGTCTATTTTTGAATCAACATACAGTTTGATTAATGCTTATAATAAGGCAATGTCAGAAAAAGCAAATGATGTTGATTATTTTGCTGATGCCTATTTAAAAATCTTAGGCCCAAAATTAGAAGAGTCTGATTTAGTACACATTCGTGATAATCGAACAATTAACTTTGAGTCAATGGATGGAAGTGGTGATGGAATTGTAGTTGATTTCATGTCAAAGCCAAATGCAGATGCAACACAGGAAAATCTGATCAACAGATTAGAACGCTTAATCTTCCAAAACTCAATGGTGGCCAATATCAATGATGAGAACTTTGGAACGTCATCAGGAATTGCATTGAGATATAAACTTCTTTCTATGTCAAACCTGGCAAAAGCGAAAGAGCGAAAGTTCACGTCTGGAATGAATCGTAGATATCGAGTCTTATTTAGTAATGCGATCACACATCGTTCTGAAGACGACTGGCTTGAGGTTGAATACAAGTTTACACAAAATTATCCTGCAAACTTATTAGAAGAAGCACAGACTGCTGCACAATTATCAGGAATCGTGTCTCACGAAACCCAATTGTCATTTATCTCGGCAGTTGAAGATACGAATGCCGAATTGGAACGTATCAAAAAGGAAGATGAGAATGATATGGTAGAAACTGAAAACCGAATCTTCCAAAATAATGAGGATTCACAAAACGATGAGCAGTAAAACATATTGGCGAGATCGTGAGCTTGAATGGAAAAAGGAACGCTTAAAAGATGAACAGGAATATGCGGATGAGATACAAGAAATATATGCAAATATGATGGATTCGGTTGAAAAGGAAATCGAATCCTTTTTTACTCGCTATGCAAATAAAGAAAACATTACTATGGCAGAAGCTAAAAAAAGAGTTTCAAACATAGATATTGAGGCATATAAAAGAAAAGCTAAGAAGTATGTAAAGGAAAAGAACTTTTCAGATGAAGCCAATGAACAGATGAGACTTTATAATCTTGCAATGAAAGTCAACCGATTGGAACTTTTAAAAGCAAACATTGGATTAGAGCTTGTGGCAGGCCATGACGAATTGAAGTCGTATACTGGTGATAAGCTAGAAGGTGCGTATTTAGAAGAGATCAAACGTAATGCTTCTATCTTAGGTGATACAGTGATTGACAATGCGAAGACAGCCAAAGCAGTAGCAGATTCATCTTTTAAGAACGCAACCTTTTCAGAACGAATTTGGGTCAATCAAGACCAGTTAAAAAACAGTTTATCCAGTGTTTTATCCAATGCATTGATTCAAGGCAAGAATCCTAGAGAATTTATTCCGCTCATTCGTAAAAAGTTCGATGTATCAAGATGCAATGCAGAAAGATTGTTAAGAACCGAGATTGCACGAGTTCAAACACAAGCGCAGATTGAATCTTACGAAGCAAACGGAATAGATGAGTATGAATACATAGCGTGTAGCTTAAAAGATGTGTGTCCTTTGTGTAAAGAAATGGATGGCAAAACATTCAAGCTTAAAGACATGAAAATAGGCGATAACGCTCCACCTATGCATCCAAATTGTCATTGTGCAACAGCACCTTATTCAGATAGAGGAGTATACGAGAAATGGCTAGATGGATTAGCAAATGGAGAGCATGATCTAAGGTTTGACGAGTGGAAAGAACTAGAGGCCAAAACAAATAACTCTGGTGCATTAAATGGCGCTTGGAATAATGAAAATGACCCAAACTATAAAAAAAGAGACGAGATTGCAAAAGCACTGTACGCTCAAATTACAAATAGAAAAAAGTCTTATGAAATAAAACAAGTAGCTAAAAATTCAGGTTTTACAGAGGAAGAGGTAAGTAATATATATGAACATGTGTTTATTCGCAAACATAAATTTAGAAGTGGAGAAATAAAAAAGTTTGACCCTGACTATTATATGGCACATTCTTGGCTTAGACTAAGACAGGGAAAGGATATTCAAAAACACGATATAACAATGTTAAATCATGAATTAGCTGAAGAGAAAGAAATGCAAGATAGCCTCGATGTTATATATGAAGATAGTCATGAAAGAGTCCAAAAAATATATAATTATCAAAAAGAATTGCTTGAGTATCTTAAGGACCATGATGTATAATTTCATATAGAAAGAGGTGGTAAAATGATTACATTTGAGCTATTAGAATATAAAAATGGCAGATATGTGTATTTGTTTTCACCTGACATAGACCCAAACGCAAAAGGAAAAGTTGCGATATACGATGACGGGAATCGCGAAGTGTTAGAACAGTCATCCGTTGATGTTAAGCAGTATTATGCAGGCCATGCTCTATGGGGCATTTCAGCAGGAGAAAAGGCAGGCACTGTTGCTTGGTGCTAAAGATTTTAACTTTAAAACACAGGTCACTCAAATGAGTGGCCTTTTATTATGCAAGGGAGTGATACTATGTGATAAAAATTAAAATTAAACAGACAGAAAGTGATTGCCTGATTGAAGTGCATGGCCATGCTCGTTACGCTCCGATAGGAAAGGATATCGTCTGCAGCGCTATCTCAGTACTATTTTTGACATTGGCCATTTCAATCGACGAAACATCGGATGCACTTTGCAGATATTACGAACCTGATAAAGATAGCAAGACGTTGTATATCTCGGGTTTGGACCTTGCTGGAGAACTAGCAATTAATTTCTTCAGAATAGGCTGCAAAGGCACAGAAGAAGCATATCCTGAATGTGTGGAACTGAAAGATGTGTAATCACAAATATTTGGAGCGTGTCGAAAGACAATATTATGATCAATGGCTAGAATGCATCGTTGAAGTACGTAATCAACGGTGCATTTTTTGTGGAAAAGCCAAGACTTATAAAGTCTACATATCCACACTACCAAACAAGACCAAGCATTCACGTCGTTAAACTGTATGGGTTATAGGCCAAGCATTTATGCCTTAAAAAGATATGGGAAATTGACAAGCAAAGTCAGAAAAATAGGAGGAAAAATATATATGAAAAAATTCAATGACAGACTACCTTTTTGCTTACAACTTTTTGCAGATGAAACTTCAGGTGAGAATGAGAGTACAGGAGCAGAAAACACTCAATCAACTCAGACTCAATCAACTGAGGGACAAGACAACCAAGAAAAAGACAAATCATCTGAAAAGAAATATTCAGATAAAGATTTGGATGCGATTCTTGATAAAAGGTTTGCACGTTGGAAAGCAGATCAAGAAAAAGAAAAAGCAGAAGCTAAGCGCTTAGCCGAAATGAATGCACAAGAACGAGCAGAAGCAGAACGTGACAAAGTGCAAAAAGAGCTAGATGAATTGAAAGCAAAAAACGCAATCGCAGAAATGACAAATGAAGCACGTAAAATGTGCGCAGAGCGTGATATTAACGTTGGAGATGACCTTTTATCTGTTCTAGTTAATAAAGATGCAGATAAAACAAAGAAAGCGGTTGATGCATTTGTTAAGATGTTTGAATCTGAAGTAGAAAAAGCAGTTAAAGATAAACTGAAAGGAAACGGTCCTAAACGTGGAGGTTCAAACAAAGGGGTAACTCGTGAATCAATCTTGAGTATCCCTGATCCAATGGAAAGACAACGCATGATTGCGGAAAATATGGATTTATTCCAGTAAATATAAATAGAAAGAGGTTAATTACATATGAAAAAAATTTATAAAGGCATGAACTTACAAATGTTTGCAGCACCTACAGGATTAACAGGAGCAGGTAACATCCAAGTTAGAGCACACGAAATTGATTTCGTTACTAGTTTTGGAAAGAACATCCAAGCTTTATTGGATGTATTAGGAATCATTCGTCCAATCCGTAAAGCAAACGGTTCTGTTTTAAAAACAAAGAAAGTAACAGGAACATTACAGGATGGAAAGGTAGCAGAAGGTGAATCAATTCCATTAAGCGAATACAAAGTTGAAGAAGAAGTGTTCGATACAATTCGAATCGAGAAATTCCGCAAAGCCGTTTCTATTGAAGCAATTGCAGAGAAAGGATATGAAGCTGCAGTATCTGATACTGACGAACAGTTCCGTATTGATTTGCAAGATAACATCACTGATCGCTTATATAAACAGTTGAATTCAGGTAGCTTAGTAGGTCATGAAGCTACTTGGCAAATGGCTATCGCAATGGCAATCGGTAATGTTAAACACAAATTCCAACAAATGAAACGAAATACCACTGGTATTGTTGTATTCGTAAATACTTTGGATGCATATCGCTATTTAGGAGAAGCTAAAGTATCTATGCAGACTGCATTTGGTTTGACTTACATTAAAAACTTTTTAGGAGCAGATATTGTATTCTTAACAGACCGAGTTGCAGAAAAAACAGTAGTAGCAACTCCAATGAACAACATCATTGCATATTATGTAGATCCAAGTGATTCTGAATTTGTAAAAGCAGGACTTTCATATACTACTGACAGTACTACTGGCTTCTTAGGATTCCATGTAGAAGGAAACTATGATCGTGCTATTTCTGATATGTTCGCAATCATGGGATTACGTTTAATGTGCGAATATCAAGATGCAATTGCACACTTTGCAGTAGGTGATGCCGATACTCAAACATTACGTGATTTAACATTGACTGCTTCTCAAGGCGAAGAAACAGGAACTACAAAAGTAGCGGTTGCAGAACAGTTACAATCTATGAATAACAAATTCAAATATAAGGTAGGAGCTTCTGAAGAAACAGTGGCATATGGTGCAGATGTAAAATCTTGGAAGAACTTCGAAGAAGGAGCAGATATTAAAGCAGCAGAAACTAATCATTGTACAGTAGTTGAATGTGACAAAAACTACAAAGCAGTATCAAAAGGCGATGTAGTTGTTGATTTAAAGGCATAGGTGATTAAAGATGTCGACAACAACCGTATTAAATGATGTAAAACTGCTACTTGGCTTGCAAAGTGATGATGAAAAGCTAGATACCATTGTAAGACTTACGGAGGGTCGACTTAAAGCGCTTCTAAGCGTCAAAATCATACCGGATGAGCTCGAATATATCATTACAGAAGTGTCCATCAAACGCTTTAATAGGATTGGTTCTGAAGGTGTTCAAACACATTCAGTAGAAGGGGAGTCAATGTCATTTAATGATGATGACTTCTCTTCTTTCTCTTCTGAGATTCAATCTTGGAGAGATGAACAAGCCAATCAAAATAAAGGGAAGGTTCGGTTTTTATGAGGTACGATAAACCTATTTACTTCCAAAAGTTTGTGCAAGGTGCTTATAACGAGAATACAGGCAATTATGAAGATGATTCGATTGTAGAAGAAATGGTAATGGCTTCCATAATGGATACAAGAACTGAAACCATGATGCAGGTATACGGACAAATCAAACAAGGAAGTCTTACTTGTCATATTCAGAATATCTATGAAAAACCTTTTGATCATATTCGAATCGGTACAAATAAATACAAAGTTGATTACTCACGTAGGCTCCGAACAAAGGAGTCTTTTATTCTGTCTGAGGTGAAATAAATGGCAAAAGTTGAAATAAGAGGATTAGATAAGCTCCAAAAGAAATTGAAGAAAAACTGCACACTTGATGATGTGAAAACAGTAGTCAAACAAAACGGTATTGAATTGCAAAATAAAACTGTTAAAAATGCAGTATTTAAAGGGGACTATACAATAGGAACAACTAAAAAAAGTATCAGAGGTGAAACACGTGATGGTGGATTCACATATGCAGAAGGACCAACAACACATTATGCACCTTACGTTGAATTTGGAACACGTTTCATGAATGCACAACCATTTGTTAGGCCTGCGTTCAAACAACAAGTGCCAATGTTCAAGTCAGATATGAAAAAGCTAGTTAAGTAGGTGATGATATGGATTCTCAGCAGGAATTATTTAGTACATTACTAGTGCAATTAAAAAAAGAGTTAAAAAGCAAAGGAGTTAGCGTATATGATACGTTCCTTCCATGTGAAGGGACACCATATCCGTATGTATACATTGGTTCAAGTCAACTAGTGGACGATTATGGAAATAAAACAATGATTCTAGGCAATATCACGCAAGTTGTGGATGTATGGCACAACAATCCTAGGAAGCGTGGAGAGTTATCTGAAATCATGCAAATCATTAAGAAAGTGGCTAGACAAATTAACCACACAAACAATTTTGCTTTTATGATCCAAAATATCAACCAACGGATATTGTCGGATTCAAGTACAGGAGCACCATTGATGCATGGTGTTCTTGAGTTGGATTTTAAGATTACAGGAGGAAGAAAATAATGAAATTTGATTTACAAATGTTCGCAGATAAAGTAATTGAAGTGGTAAATGGTAAGCAGCTTATTTATCTTTTCAGAGTTGCAAAAGATTCAAAGAAAGAAAATGCTAGTGCAATTGCTTTCCCAACAGAAAACGAACGAAACGTTACAAAAGATGCAGATACAACTGCTACAAAAGATGGAACTATTCGTACACCATCAGTGGCAGAAATTGAAATCACATCGACATCTATTATGCCAAAAGGTGATGCAATCATTGATAAATTAGAAAAGGCTATGTTGGCAGATGAATTAGTCGAATGTTGGGAAGTAAACCTAGCAGAAGAAGGAACTGAAACAAATGCTGGTAAGTTTAAAGCCAAATACTACCAAGGATATTTAACAGAATGCTCGATTTCATCTGAAGCTGAAGGCTCTGTGGAAGTTGATTTAACGTTTGGAGCAAATGGAAATGGTGCAGATGGATATGCATCAGTAACTAAAGAACAACAGGAGATTGCATCTTACGTTTATAAGGATGTAACTAAGGAAGCGTAATAAACGCATGAGGGGCAGAAAAGCCCCCTTTTATATTTGTATTTAGAAAGTGAGGACTTTAAATGAGTAAAAGCATGGAAATTGAAGTAAATGGAGAAATTTATCAACTAGTAGCAGGATTTGGTTTTTTGCACGAGGTAAACAAAAAAGTAACTGTAGATGTACCTAATACAGGCAAGAAAAAAGAAGTAGGCTTGAAATTTATGGTTGCAAGCATCATTGATGGTGATATTGATGCATTAGCAGATTGCATTTTCTACATGAATGTAGGACAAACACCAAGATTGAAGAAAGCGGATGTCGAAAATTATTTAGAAGACGTTGATGATATCGACAAAGTTTTTGAGGATGTAATCAATTTTTTATCTCAAGCGAATGCGTGCAAGAAAGAAGTGAAGCCACTGATGATCACGCAGGAAGCAGAGAAGAAGTAGAAGAAACATTCAATGAATTTTATGAACGTGTCGCTATGACTTGTTTTAGGTATCTAGGATTCAAAAACTTGGATCAGGTAGATAATATTACTCCTTACGAATATCGTCTTTTGATGAAGTCTAAAGAACTTGAAATGGTGGATGAAGAATACAAGATTCATTTACAAGCGTATCTGAATATGTCTGCACAAGCTAAAAAAAGAGCAGGCAAAAAGGTGAAACCAGTGTATACAACTTTCAACAAATTTTACAACTACCAAAAATCATTAGACAGAGTTATGGGCATTAAGAAAAAAAGCAAGTTTGATGGTTTAGCGCAGTTCATAAAAGAACAAAAGAAGGAGGGATAACAATGGCAGAAAGTTTTAGCGTTGAGGCTATATTGTCGGCAACCGATAAAAACATGACCTCAACAATGAAAAAAGCTTTAGGAGCGTGTGAATCATTTGGCGATAGAGTTAAATCTATTGTGGCTGGCGTTGGAATCACCAAAGTAATAGGCGCTTCTATGAACGTTTTAAGTTCCTCGTTAGATGGGGCAATTAACAGATTCGATACCATGCAATCCTATCCAAAAGTTATGAAGTCTTTGGGGTTCTCAGTTGAGCAATCTCAAAAGAGTGTTGCAAAGTTAAATCAGTCAGTTCAAGGCTTGCCTACATCATTAGCAGATGTAGTTACAACATCAAAATCGTTGTCGGCCGTAACAGGCAATATTGATAAGGCAACGGATACTACAATCGCATTAAATCATGCGTTTTTAGCAAGTGGATCTAGTTCTGAAGATGCATCACGTGGATTACAACAGTATTCACAGATGCTTGCAAAAGGAACAGTAGATATGCAATCATGGAGAACATTACAGGAAACAATGGCACCTGCATTGACAAAGGTTGCAAAAAAATTAGGTATTGCGAGTGGAAATACAAATGAATTGTATGAAGCATTGCAGAACGGAACTATTTCATTTGACCAGTTAAACGATGCAATGATTGAATGTGATACAGAAACAGGTGGATTTGCAGAAACTGCATTAGAAGCTTCTAAAGGTGTTAAAACATCCATGACTAACATCAAGAGTGCGGTACAGAACCTTGAACAAGGCTTTATGTCGGCTATGAACAATATGTTGAAGTCGAAAGCTATGGGAGGATTGGTTGATAATCTAGAAAAGATTAAATCAAAAATCTATGATTTTAGAAATTCAATCATGGAAACTAAGGACGATGGTTTGACATGGGACTTTAAACCAGAAGTCATGGAAAATGTATCAAAGGCTATGGATTGGTTGGCAGACAGAGCGAACAATGCAAAAGCTATGATCCAACAATTCTATGATGGCTTTATGAAAACAGATGCAGTACAAAACGCAATCACGATGTTCGATAAAATCAAGGATGCTATCGGAAATGTAATGGATAAGTTACAGGACAGTAAAGTCTTTGAACAGTTAGGACAGGATATTGGAAATATCATTGCAAAAGTATCAGAAGTAACAGGAAAAATTGCAGATTTTGTAGCTAATCTGAAAACGGAAGATGTTAAGAAATTTGCAAGTGCAGTTAAATTGTTAGCCGGAGCATTTGTTGGAGTAAAAGTTGGTAGCAAATTAACTAGCACAATCAAGGGAGTTGTTGGCTCTGCACAGAGTGGCTATTCAAAGCTAAAATCAATCATGGATAAAATCAAAGGCATTGGAGGTACAGAAGGTGCTCCAACATCTAGCCCATCTTCAAGTGGTGTACCTGATATTGGAAATGCAAGTATACAAACTGCACAAAAAACATCTAAAGCAGCGCAGATTATTAATTCTGCATTTGATGGAATTTCTAATGTTATTTCTTCTGTGTGTGAAGGAGCGAAAGGAATCATTACCGGTCTAGGAGATGCAATCAGTAATGTATTTGAAGGACTTGGAAATGGAATTAAATCCGCATTAGAAGGAGTCGGTACTGTTATTGAATCATTTGGTACTGCAATCAGTACAGTAGCGCAAGGAATCGGTCAGGGTTTAGCAACTGCATTTACAGGCTTAGGTACTGCGATTGCAATGGTACCGCCAACTACATGGTTAGCGTTGGCAGCGGCTATTCTTGCCACTGGTGCTGCTATGGCATTAGTCGGTTCACAAGGTGAAGGCTTGCAAATGGTTCTCGAAGGTGTTGCTGATGTTGTATCTGCGTGTGGTCCAGTTATTAAAGACGTTTTTGAAGGAATTTCAGATGTAATTCAATCATTTGGTGAAACAGTAAGTGGAATCTTAAACTCAGTATCAGGAGTGATTAAATCTATTGGACAGTCTGCATTAAATGCAGGTAAAGGTTTCAAGCAACTAGCAAATGGAATCAAAATTATTACGAGCCTTAACTTAATTGATATGGGAGCTAGTTTAGGAGCGGTAGCAGTAGGAATTGGAGCTATTGCAACTGCATCAAGTGGAATGGGCGATACTGGTGCTCAAATGATGGCATTAGCAACCGCATTAACAATGATCGTATCAACTCAAGCAGGTATTGAATCATTATCGGCAACAATTCCATCATTATCAGATGCTTTAAGCTCATTAAGCGGAATTTCAGAACCATTAACAGTTGCAAGTGGAGCTATGACTGCATTTGCAGGAGCTATTGCACCAGTTGCAAGTTCTGTAATGGCTACTGCAACAAGTTTAGCCATGCTAGTAGCAGTGGCTTCAACAATCAGTGGAGCTTTCTCAAGTGCTTCTAGTACAACAGTGGCTTCTATTAACGCGATTATCGTAGCTATGACAAATGCAGAAGCAAAAGCTACTACTTCGGGAACTGCAATGGGAACTAACTTTACTAAAGGGTTAGGTAGTGGTCTTAAAACAGGTGTATCAGTTGCAAAAAGTTCTTGTCAATCAATTATATCTGCATTTAATTCATGTCAATCACGAGCAGAATACTGTGGTCGTATGATTGGTCAAGGATTGGCGAATGGTTTAAGAGCTAGTGAAGGTTCTGTTAGAGCTGCGGCCGCTAGTTTAGCGTCTGCGGCAGATGCAGCTATTCAAGCTAAAGCTAAGATTGGATCTCCATCAAAGGTCACTAAAAAAGATGGTATGTGGATTGGTAAAGGATTGGTTTTAGGACTTGAATCAATGTATTTTGACGTTAAAAGAGCTTCAGAGGACTTATTATACTTTCCAATGATGAATGCTCCAAAAATGGCTTTTGGAGGTATTGTGAGCGACTTGAACACAGAATACGACTACACAAACAATGCTGAATTAACCATTGAAACACCACTTTATATCAATGATAGAGAATTCGCACGTGCAACATATAGAGCAAATCAGAGTGAGTTTGATAAACATTCTAAATTCAATGAAAGATTGCGAGGTAACAAATAATGTATGCATTTGTAGATACAGTAAATAGTGGCATTGTCGGTACTAACCTACCGACAGAAGCCATGTCATATAATGGCGTATATTTAGAAAATGAAATTGATGGTTATCGAACACTTTCGGTAACAGGTCGTGAGTTAATGGAATCAGAAGTTACGGATCAAGAAATTGATGGAATGGATGGCTCTTATTACAGATATAAAACTACGCCTGCAAGAACGATTACTGTTAAATATCAATTGAGAGCTAGAGGTAGCAGAGAATATCGAGAAGCTTACAACAAGATGAATAAATTGTTGAGCGGTGAGCAAGTAAAAGTCATTTTTAACGATGAAAGCGATAAGTATTTTATTGGAACAAAGACTTCAAATACACAGGTTGATGGCGGAAGCAACAACGTGATTGGTGAGATTGAAATCTATTGCTCAGACCCTAGGAAATATTCAACCACAGAAAAAGAGTTTACTGCTACTGATGGAGTGTTGAATATTGTTAATGAAGGAACTGTACCAGTTAGTATTGATTATGAAATTCAAGCAACATCTGAAACAGGATATATTGGTATCGTATCAACTGAAGGAGTAATGCAATATGGCAAAATTGAAGAATTAGATTCTGAATCATATCAACAGAGTGAACATTTAGTTAGCATCAACAACTTTTACAATTGTGCAGATGACATTGGTGGAACGGATGTAATGCATCCTCAGTACGGTTCGAACGGTACATTAGCCGAACACACTTGGTTTAATCAAAAGTTTATTGGATTTGGCACTGTTGGAGCAAAAAAAGGGCCTGCGAGTGGTGGATTAAGAACCTTGGTAATACCTGCAGATTCAAATGGAGATACAAGTGGTGCTCAGAACTTCTATTGTTATTTTCATTTGTTGTTTTATGCAGGACTTATGGGTCAGACTGGTGAAATGTGCATCAACTTCTTGACTGCAGATAACAAATTGATTTGTGGATGTAACTTTTATAAAACAGATACAGTCGGAAATACAGGACATTATGAGTTTTGGGCAAACGGCAAAATGCTTAGAAATTTCTCATATACAACTTCACATTTACACACACAAAATCCTTGGTATTGGAGTTGGGGACATTGCGATGTTTTAAAAGAAGGTGGAAACATTAGGTTCTTCTATTGGGGTGGATATTACAACTATTATATTCCGGAAATTGCAAACATGAAGTGTGCTAAAATTCAAATTGCGTTTAAACAATGGGGGAATAGAAGTGGTAATCAATTCATGTCTATGATGGGATTTGATGTTATCAACTTCACAAAGAACAATGTTTCGAAATGGAGAGATATACCAAACAGATATCCAAGTGGTACAAAGATTACAATTGATGGTGAATCATCTCATGTTTATGTGAATGGTATGAGTAGACCTCAAGATGAGGTGCTAGGAACTAAGTATTTTAAAGCACCAGTAGGAACTACAGAGATAAAGACTACTTGCTCAAGTTGGTCAAAATCAAAGCCAACAGTGAAAGCTAGGATTAGGGAGGCATGGTTATAATGGAACAAATCAGAATAGCAGTATTGACTCCTTATGATAAGGTGTTAGCTTTTTTAGACAACACAGTACCTAGTGCAATGCATTACTTTGATGAAACCTTGCATACATACTTGAAAGGCTCGGCATATACATTTGAATTTACAACATTGACTGCACATGATGATGCAGCCTTTTTAGTAGAAGGAAATAAACTGAGCTTTACAAGAAAAAACAAAGGCTACTACTTAACTATCATGAACGTAGAAAAAGGTGGTAACACGACAAACGTTACCGCCTATGGTCTTTGCCTTGAATTAACGAATGAATATGTAGATGCATATAAAGCGCCTAGAGCGATGTCATTTGCAGAATATGTTAATGCGTATGGATTTGAACAATCGTTCGTAATTGGCAAGAATGAAGTATCAGACAAACGTATCACACATGAGTGGACTGGAAGTGATACTGTACTAGCTCGATTGTATTCAATCGCAAATGTATTTGATGCAGAATTAGAGTTCGTAACTCAATTGAATGACGATTATTCTTTGAAGAACTTTGTGTTGAATATTTACAGAGCTCATTCAGATTCCGTTCAAGGAATGGGAAGTGACAAGCGCAGTACGACATTAAGGTATCCAAACGATGTATATGGAATCACTAAAACAAGTGATATTACAGAGTTGTATACAGGTATCAGACCTACGGGTAATAATGGGTTACAACTTAACTCGATTAGTGGCCGTGTTGTAAAAGATTCAAATGGAAATATTTTGTATAAAGTTCAAGGTAACAATATACTTGCACCTCAATCTAGAGATAGATTTCCTAGTACGTTATTAACAAATCATTCAAACGATATGTATGCAGTGCTAGTGTGGTCTTATGAAACTGAAAACGTTGAGACATTATACGGTCAAGCGTTGGCTCAGTTGAAAAAGAATTGTGTTCCTAAAGTTACGTATGATGTAGATGCATATATTGATGCAGATATCGGTGATACGTTTACTATCGAAGATGCAGAATATAGTCCTACATTGTATTTAGAAGCACGAATAACGGAACAAGAGATTTGTTTCACAGATTCCGAGAAGTGCAAGACTATTTTTGACAACTTTGAAGAAAAGCAATCACAGATTAGTTCAGCTCTGATCAGTGAAATGAACAAGATGATTGAATTGAAAAAAGTTTATGAAGGTTCAATCGTATCTTCAAATGGAGTTCTTTTTAAGACAGATTCAGATTCAACCAAATTAACTGCATTGGTAAAGGATGATGGTGTTGATATTACATCTAAGTATTCAATTATTTGGTATAAAGACGATGAGCAAATATCAACAAGTCAAACAATCACAGTCAACGCTTCAGATTTCACAGAAAAGGCCGTATACCGATTTAAAGCAATGAGTGGTGAAATACTTAAAGCAAGCGCAGAAGTCACCGTAATGCGATTACAGGACGGTCAGAATGGAACAAGCGCATACGTACATATTGCCTATGCCAATAGTTCAGATGGACGTGTTGATTTCAGTTTGACAGACTCAAATCGTAAATTTATTGGTCAGTATTCTGACTCAAAGCAATATGGCAGTGATGACCCAACCAAATACCGATGGAGTGCAATTAAAGGGGAAGATGGTCAGTCATTTGTGAGTGCCGAAGAACAATTCTATTATTCAACATCACAAACCGAATTAATTGGTGGTGAATGGTTCGTTGGTAATGTGGTTTATCAATCAGATAAATTCCTTTGGAAACGTTGGAAATGTACGTATGCAAATCCAAGTGAAGTTAAGTATACGAAAGCTATATTCGATAACACATGGAATGAAATTGATGCAAAGATTGGTGAGATTCATACTCAAGTATCTCAAGCAAATGTGCAATCAAAAGAAGCAGTTGATAAGGCAGCACAGGCTCAAACGACTGCAAGTAAAGCGAATGAATTAGCTAATACCGCTAACACTCAATCAAGTGAAGCTAAACAACTAGCACAAGATGCAAATACAAGTACCGGTAAAGCACAAGAGCAGATTGATGCGATAAAAGATGATATTACTGATTCAAAGCAACAGATTCAAGATGCAGTTGATAAGGCAAATGCCAACGCTAGTGAAATTGCTACTGTAAAAGAAACGTATGCTACAAAAGTTGATTTAACTACTGAATCAAAATCTATTCATGCAGATGTTACAACTGAAATTGAAAAGAAAGTCGGTGAATTGTCGACTACTGTATCAGAAACTTATGCTTCTAAGAGTGATTTAACAAGCATTGAAGGTAGTTTAAATACCAAGATTAAACAAAATGCAGAGTCAATCACAACTCAAGCAAGTTCAATTGAAAAGTTGCAATCAGATACAACTAAAGCTCAGAAAGATATTATTGATGCAACAAAGAAAGCAACGGATGCTCAAGCTCAAGCGGATAAAGCGTTAGGTAATGCTCAAAGTGCTCAAACTCTAGCAGACCAAGCAAAGAAAAAAGCAGATAGTGCTCAAACTAACTTAGACAATGCTAATAAAGAATTGGCAGATGCAAAAGCTAATCTAGAATCAGTGACTGGTAGAGTTGATGCGACTGAGGGAGAAATCACAAAAGCTCAAACTCGTTTAACAAACGCAGAAGCTGCAGTACAGAAAGCTCAATCAGATGCAACTACTGCTCAAGGTAACGCAACTACGGCAATCAACGATGCAAAGGCGGCTCAAGGAGTTGCGGATGATGCAAAAGTTAAAGCAGAACAAGCTCAGAAAGACCTTGCAGAACTAACAAACAAAGTTACTTCAAATACAACTGCAATTGAGCAGAATGCAAATGCGATTAAATTACAAGCAAAGTCCATTACTGAAGCTAACAATAAGATTGATAACTTACAAATTGGTGGGCGTAATTTATTATTAAGTACTCAAACTTTTAAACCAAATTTCGGATTAAGCGGCGCACCAGAAACACCAACCAAAGATGTAGATGGATTCTATTATGTTTCTTTAAGTAATAGTTTCTTAAATTATATATATCAGTTCATTGATTTAGTGTTAGGACAGACATACACGATTTCTTTTTATGCCAAATGCGATTCAAATGTACAATTAGAAATAAAAGATGATAGCTATAATAATGCTGCACTGGCTTATGCAACTATAGACTCTAAAGATTGGAAACTTTATAGCACTACATTTGTTGTGGGAATAAAAAAAGATACTCCTAAAGTATGTTTTTTGACACGACAAGATTCAGCAACTATATATATTAAAAAGATTAAATTAGAGCTAGGAAATAAAAATACAGACTGGACTCCAGCTCCTGAAGATGTAGATGAAGCAATCAATACAGAACGTACTGAGCGACAATCTGCTATTGAGACAAAGGCGAATGAAATTACAAGCAAAGTATCAGAAACTTATGTATCAAATTCGGCATTTGAACATTATCAAAATACTGTATCAACTCAGTTCACTCAGACAAAAAATGACTTTACATGGTCAATCAATCAGTCGGTAACTGATGCAAAGAATGAGATGGGCGGTCAAATCGACAGTGTAAATGGTCGTGTTGATGGTTTAAAGCAAACCACTGACAACGTAAATAGTTATATGTCGTTTGATAATGATGCATTAACTTTAGGTAAATCGGATAGCGCATTTAAAACTAAAATCACAAACAATGAATGGTCGATTCAAAAAAATGGTGCAAAGGTAACATATATCAACGACCAAACAATGTTCATCACAGATGGACAATTCACGCAGTCTTTAAAAGTTGGTTCATTTGGATTTGTGCCAAGAGCAAATGGCTCGCTAGACTTCAAGAAAGTAGGGTGATTAAATGGCAGAATTTAGTGGTGGAATACAAATTGGTAGTGGTCAGTGGGATAAATACTCGTTAATATTACGAATCAATGAAATATCTTATTCTGTTGAAAACAACACATCATATGTAGAGTGGTGGGTTGGTATTCGATCTAATACGCAGTACCATACACACAATGGAATTCCAGAAACATTTAAAGTATCCGTGAATGGTACTCAAGTGTTAGATCAAAGCTTTACACCTAATGTTCCAGCTGGAACTCTTGTCGGTGTAAAAAGTGGAGCTGTAACTATTTCGCATGATGCAGATGGTTCAAAAACAATTTCGGTAAGTGCATCTTTCAGTGGAAGTAACCCTGGATATTATGCACCTATTACTGGTTCTTGCAGTGGTACAGTTAAATTGACAACTATTCCAAGAGCATCAAGCATATCTATTGATAGCCCTAGTATTGAATGTGGTAACACTATTAATATCAATGGTTCGAGTGCTTCAAAGAACTTTACGCATAAAATCTATGCAACATGGAATGGTAAAACAAGTGAATTAACAACGATAAGTGGGACATTAACACCCACTTTTTCTTATACGATTCCTACCTCATGGGAAAAGGATTTGCCTAACTCGACAAGTGGTATCGCAACATTTACCTTAGAAACATTCAGTGGTTCAACGTCAGTTGGCTCTAAATCAGTAAATGCAACCATTAAAGTCAGAAGCAGTGTAGTTCCTTCGATTGATAGCATCAAAATAACAGATGCAAATTCTGTATGTGCAGGAATTGGGCAGATAGTTCAGTCACAATCTAGACTGAAGTTCGCAATAACTTACAGTGGTGAGCAAGGCTCAACTGTTACATCTGTATCAACCAAATTTGAGGGGCAAACGTATAACAATAGCTCATTTACTACTGGTACTGTACAAGGTAGTGGTAGCATTACCTATACAACAACGATCTATGATTCACGTGGTAGAAGTTCACAAATTAGTGGCAAAGTAACTGTATCTGCATATAGTTCACCTAGCTTAACGAATGTGACTGCAAGACGTGCTAACTCAAGTTATACAGTTGATGAAGCAAGTGGAACGTATGCGTTATTGCACTTCAAAGCAGGATTTACTAGTTTAACTGGTAAGAATGTGACGTCATTCTATATCCAATATCGAGCTAGTGGAGCTAGTTCATGGACGAAAATAAATTCATGGGATAACAACTATACTCTTGAGCAAGACTACAAAGCAGGTAATTTATTTACATCCGCAACAAATTCTTATGAAGTGGCATTCGGTGTTAAGGATAAGTTCATGAATGACTACTCATGGCAAATCTTTACTGTAGCACCTGCTTACTCGTTAATTAACTTTGGTAAAGATGGAAGATCATTAACGTTCTTCGGTCAAGACGGAAACCAAAAAGATACACTAACCGTATTAGGCGATATTGTAGCTCCAATGTTTTTAAATAAAATATTCCCAGTTGGCGCAGTCTATATCACATACGATAAAAAGAACCCAGGAACATTCTTGGGTGGAACTTGGGAACAGTTCGGTCAAGGCCGTACACTAGTCGGTGAAGGTACAGGGAATGACGGTAGTACAAGTATGTCCTTTACATCTGGTAAAACATACGGAGAATACAAGCACAAACTAACAATAAAAGAAATGCCTAGTCATGCACATAAATTTAATGATTGTGTTTGGATTGATGGAAAAGGAAATATCCAATCTGCATCAAATAATTCATGGTTTAATGGTGGGTTTATGAGTAATACAACAAATACTGGTGGAAATCAACCACATAACAACATCCAGCCATCCATCTGTGTTCACTTCTGGAAACGTATCGCATAGGTATGTCCTTTACTGCTGGATGGATTGGTGGAGACTACTATCATAAACTTACACGTGAAGAGCTACCGAGCCATACGCATTGGATCTTAGACCAACAAACTGATGTAACCACTGCATTATATGGTAATCCATATAGTGATGTTCCTTTTACGAGAGCCACTGAACGTGCTGAGAGAACTAATTATTATTGGTACGGTCAAACATATCCAACAGGCGGAAACAAACCTCACGATAATGTACAACCTTACGTGGTAACTTACTTTTGGAGACGTATCAAGTAGCTATTTTACCCTTCGCCAAAAGAAAACAACTAAATATGGTTGCATGTTATTGTGTTCAGTGTTACCCCCTGCAAATTCTGTATGTGCAAATGTATTTGTATCAGTTGCATTAACACTTTGATTTGGAGCTACATAGTTTGATGTTGCAAAGTCAATCATGACTCCATATGCATTTACATCTACTACAGGCCAATCCGGATATCCTTTAACGAATATATATTCGTAGTGTCTATGTATAGGCATTTCGTTTTCAGTAAGTAAATGATTGTATTCACCTCCCACAGATTTTGATGTAAAGGACATACATTTACTTATAGTAATCACAAAGCAATTCTACACATTTTCGTTTTAACTCCATTTGCGGATGTACATATATATTCATGGTAATTGATACGTTTGAATGTCCAAGCAATTCACTCAATGATTTATAGTCACATCCACATTCTATACATCTAGTTGCAAATGTGTGTCGGAGCGCGTGGAATTTACGATGTGGGAGTTCAAGTTCTTTCAATATTCGGTTGTAGTAAAGCCTATATTTATTAGGTTCTATTGGTTTATCTCGATTCGTTAACACATAGTTGTCTGCATCACCTTGAAGCAGTATTGCGTAATGCATTATCCAAGTGTTCAACGGAATCATACGAGTGCTAGAACGTGATTTAGACGGTGTTATTGAAAGATGACTACCGTCTTCTTTTGTGTATGTTCGTATCATGGTTTTGTCGATTTTTAAAAGTTTGGTCTGTACATTTATATCAGACCATTTCAAAGCGCATAGTTCACCTATGCGTATTCCGGTGTGGATGCATAAAAGTATTCCAAAGTTTTTACAGTTGATCTCAGATTGGAGGTGATTAATCAATGAAATTTGATGTTCTTTTTCAAAAATCTCAACCGCCTTAGGAGGATGGTAAGGTAACTGAACATCGACTTTGAATGGAAGCGTAAATTTAAGAATTTGAATAATGTCTTTGGCATATTTGAATGATATGCCACCTTTTCCATCTTTACGACCATTTTCAAGTTTTTGAAGAATAAACTCCTGCAGAATATCGTTGTTCAAATCTTCAATCTGATAATTGCCTAGTTTTGGCATGATGTGATTGTGGATCACATTACAATAATTTGTGTAAGTGCTGTATTTTAGATAGATTTTCTTTTCTTTTAACCAAGATGTTAATTTTTCTGAATATAGCATTTTTGTTTTACCTCGCTTTTTTTATATTAATAGGAGGATTTTATATGGTTAAAACACATGAAATCAATTTAAATACTAAATTATGGAATTTTTTCCAAGAACACGATTTTATTATTCTTGATTTGACGGATAAACAAATCAACGAACAAGATTATGTGTTATTCAAGCAAGTTTCTTTAGATGAAGGCAAAGAAACGGATACTGGATTATTCAGAATGGCACAAATTCGTAGCATCACAACTAACGATGGTTTCAAAGATGGTTATGTGATGTTAAACGTAACTAAATTATAGATATTGCGGAGTCTAGAAATAGGCTCTTTTTTTACAAAATTTAAAAGGAGGAATTGTATATGAATTTTGCATCTGCATTTATTTCGATGACTCGTGGCCACAAGGTTGCTCGTAGTCACTGGAGTGGATATTGGCATATCGTCGATGGAATCATCATGATGCATACGAAAGATGGTATTGATTTAAAATTAACGGATTCAGACGATATTGTATATACAATCAGCAATTGTGCATGTGATGACTGGAACATTGTTGATAACTATGGAGTTAGCAAGGAGAGATAGAATATGGAACAATTGAAAAATGCTAAATGGTGGAGTGCAGCATGCACACGCTGCTTAAAAACAATGTGTCAGACTGCAATCGCAATGATTGGAACGTCACAAATGATGGAACAAGTGGATCTTAAAGTTGTAGTATCAAGCACTGCTTTGGCTGGAATTTTGTCATTATTGACATCCTTAGCCGGATTACCAGAAGTAGAGACACCCTATACTGAAGATGAAGAAACGAAAGAAAATCAGTGAGGGCGCTGGTAATGAACTTTGTGATTACTAGTGAACAGATTGTCTGGTGTCTTACTTTTATTGGTCTTGTCTGGGCCACTATTAAGATTATCAAGGAGCTAAAAAAGCCGAGTGATGATCTTAAAGAAACGGTGAAGAGACATACAGAATTATTGCATCGAGATAACGAACGATTGAATTCGCTTGAAAAGATAACCTTGAATCAGGAAGGTATCAATCGCAAATTAGAAGAACATACTCGCATCCTATCAGATCATGATGATCGGTTGGAAGAGGACAAGAAGCGAGGCGATCTGATGTTAAAGGCGAACATGGCCATCCTCGATGGAATGTTATCGGAAGATGATAAAGAAAGCCTAAAGGCTACACGAAAGGAAATCCAGGACTTTTTAGTCGAGAAGAATTAGGAGGACAGAATCATGGAAGAAAAAGAAGTAAAATTTGAAGAACTATCAGAAGAAGCTCAAACAGAATTGAGTAATGGTAAAGAAGAAGGTGAAGAAGAATGTCTTACTCAAGCTTAACTAATAAATATATTCCTGCTAGTGCAGATAACTATATGCGTGGTAGAGGTGGTTATAAAGTTTGTAAAATTACACCTCACCATATGGCATGCACGTGGTCGGCAGAACGATGTGCTCAGTCATTCCAAGTAAGCGGAAGAATGGCTAGTGCAAACTATTGCATTGGTTCAGACGGTACGATTGTAGCTAATGTCGATGAAGAAAATAGAGCGTGGACATCATCAAACTACTACAATGATTGCCAATCAGTTACAATTGAAATTGCTAATGATAATACAGATACATGGACAATCTCACCAAAAGCATGGAATGCATTGGTAAATTTATGTGTTGATGTATGTAAACGATATGGATTCAGATTAAACTACACTGGTGATTCAACTGGTAGCTTGACAGAACATAGAATGTTCGCAGCAACATCTTGCCCAGGTCCTTATTTACATTCGAAAATGCCTCAATTAGCACAAGAAGTAAATGCTAGATTGGATGGTCAAACTGTAGCACCAACACAACCAAGTGTTCCAAGTGTTCCAAGCGCTCCAAGTGGTGAAAAGTATTCAGTCGGTACACCTATCTGCACAAATACATTAAGCGTTAACTGCTACGGAACTTCTAAAATCTTAAAAGGAGATTGGAACGGTTCAATTGGTAGAGTTATTAAAGGTGCTAAATATCCATATCGTATTGATCGTAATGGGGTAGCGATTGGATGGACAAATGATGGGGGTATTGATACAGACCCTCACGTGCCAGTAGGTGCTACACAATCTAATGCAGAAGCTATCGACCAAATTTTGCATGAAGGCAGTTATGTGACATCTGTACATATGAAAATCGGCAATCAAGGCTTAAAGAAGATTGGTGATGATTTATGTGCATACCTATCACAATTAGGTGGTTGGTTTCCAATTCGCTTAGTCGATAAAGTACCAAATTCAGATGGATATAATGACAATGTATTGCATACTACAAATGCAGTAGTCTATGTATCTCGAATCAGAGTCGATGCGGTTAATGTTCAAAAGAACATCGTTAAAATTGGCGGCATTTGGGTTGACCCAACACCATTAACAGAAATTGCATAAAAATGCAAATGTGAACATAAAAACGTCGAAATTGTACAAAATGTGCAAAAATTACAATTAAATATCAAAAAAAGTGTCATAATTTAAAAAATGACACAAATCCTTCAACTATTTTTCGTATATTTTTAGCCTATGATTAAGTTCATAGGCTCTTTTTTTATGCTATAATTAAGTCAGACCATTGGTACACGAGAATTATACGTTAACCGTGTGTGTTTTTTTTAGCTAGCTAAAGAGTAGCTCATGTACTAATGTACAAGGAGCACCTTAAATCGTATGTATCTATGCGGTTTATGCCATTATCTCGTATACCATTTATTAGGTATAAGGAGAAACGAAACCACTAGGCATTTAGTTGTTTAGTTGTTTTTGCATTTTTATGCTATAATTTAATAGGTTTAAGGTTAATATAAATTTGATATTAATCTAGGGTAGCTCTGTTTATCAGGGCTTTTTTAGTGGCTTATGCATTTATGTGATATAATCATGTTGCTAGGAAAAGTAGAGTGATAAAGGCCTAAACTCTCTTTGGTGTAGTGCAAATTGCAGACGTGTAATTGAATCTTAACATTTCTCTTTGTGGCACTAGCAAACAACAACAAAATGTGACAATCGCTAAAAATTCCCCTTTCTAGAAATTGTCACCAAAACGATTCCATACCTCATCCACATCAGGTATGGTTTTTTGTTTTTTTAACAAATAATTTAATTTAGGTGATATATTATTGATGTGTTAATTGTGACACGCCCTTTCCTAAAAAGATATTCTTTATAGCAGAAAAGTCTCCATGCCAGCAGGAGGCTTTTTTGTATGCCTATATATAATAATAAGGAAGGAAATTTATGAATCTGTGGCATAAAACTTTGGTGCAGTGGCATATAAAATGGAATATTTTTTAAAATTTTACAAAATAAAATGTAGTAATATAGGTGAAAATATGAGAAGATAAGGGCGGTTAGAGGAGAAAGGAAGATTAACTTATTTACCATTTTAAAGGTAAGGGGTTAATCCAGAAAAAGGATTAATATGTTTAACAACGATTCAATGAATTATTACTCAACAAGCACTTTAAAAAGTGCTTTGTTGAAGTCTTATGCATGGATGGCTATTGCCTTATCCATCACGGCAATTGTATCTTATGGTTTATATGCTACAAATGCTTTATTGATTTTATTGAGTACCATGCCATTTCTATTCATGTTGTTTGTGATTGCACCATTTATATTGTCCATTGCCTTTGGTGTTTCTATGGCAAGATCGACATCAAGTACAGGCATGAAAGTCATGTTAGTGCTTTATGCCATCTGTATGGGCGTTTCACTTACTTCGATTGGCTATGTATATGATGTAGCTACAATTGGTACTGCTTTTCTAGTCAGTGCAGTTTACTTTATTAGTTTAGCTGTTATTGGTACAACATCAAAAAAAGATTTTACTAGCTTTGGCTCATTATGTATGATTGGACTTTTTGTATTGATTATTACACAATGCTTTATGATGTTATTTAGAGTTAGTATGGATGTTCGCTTGCTTTCTATCATTACTCTATTGATTTTTACAGGCATCACAGTTTGGGATGTACAAAGAATGAATCGTTTATTGATTCAATCGGATGGTTCAGTCGTAGCACAAGATAAGATCGCAATCTTCATGGCTTTACAATTGTATTTGGATTTCTTGAATATTTTCTTAAGAATCCTACAATTAATTGGCATGGGAAATCGTAACAACAAATAGATGTATTCGTAATGGATACATCTTTTTTTTGATGGAGAATTGACTGTTTAATTTGATATAATTATCCTAAAGAAAGGAATAGATTTATCATATCTAGACAAGAACATTATGAAAATTCTTAATGTAATAATGGATATTTTAATTGGTGCTGCGTTTATAATGAACGTATGTTTCAAGCAATACTTTAAAGTATATGCTTATGGAATACTCCCTGCTATTTTCTTAGTATCAGTTTTTAATATTTACAGTAGTATAAAGAACAAAGATTATAAATCCTATCGATTGTTTTATTCTATATTCTGGATTCTTATTATTTTGATTATATTACTACATATATAAAATAAAATGTAGTCTTGATAGACAGAAAAGCTCATATAATATTTTATTGCAGAAACTATCAAAAAGACTTTGGTATATTGAAGTGATGTCTTAACTGACTACTCCTCACCGCAAGCTCTTTGATGTCATGACGAAAGACTCCGGCAACGCACGAATGCAGCCACTATATTTTCTCATCACCACGGTCGGGAACATCAAGACGTACAAAAAGAAATCTACAGATAAAATCGGCGGAGCCGTGGTGACAATCATGGTGTTTGACCGTGCTATCCGTTGTGGCAATGATAACGGCGCTTCGGTCTATGATAGCCGTGGGCTGCTGTTCATTTAACCTTGCAAAATTAGTCAATTATAGAAAGATTTTGCACTATAGTGCATTTGCATGATTGTTTCGTCAATTTATGCTATACTAATAGTACAGGAGGTGTGAAAAC